CTGAATCTGAAAGACTGCTTCTTCGGTTATCTTAGATGCAATCTCTGCTAATTGTGGTCTATATGAACTTAAATCTACTAATTCTTCCATTAATTAACAACTAAAATCTAAATCTGAATCTAATAATAAATCGTAAGTACATCTATTTCTAAATCCAAATGCAACTAAGTCAAATTTACATACATGACCTGCAAGACCATTATCAAATTTATCTCTAAATGGAATTACACTTACGTTACCTGGTATTTCAAATGCATCTACTGAGAACTGAGTGTATGTAGTTAAATCGTTACAAATACTTAATGTGTTAGCAAGAATATCAACCAAATCATCAGTGCCGTAATAAGGAATAGTTTGTTCGTTTGTTGAGGGGTTAGATTCATTAGATTTTAATTTTACTTTATCAGCAATTGTTAATTCACAAGAATGAATAATAGTTTTTTCAGTTAAAACCGATTGAGTAATTAAAATATTACCTAATGGGTATGCAGGAAACTCTCTATTGTCAATTGAGAACACATCTCCTTGTGAAACATAGTTCAAAGAAGGATGATTGTCCATTATTGCTTTGAAGTAATCTAAGACATTATAGTAAAGTCCATAGTTTACATTCTGATTTTGTTTTACACTTGCCATAAATCTTATAATTGTAATCCACTAAAATATTGATTAGATTGGTCAGGATAAATCATAGTAGTATCACCTGTTGTTTCTAAGAACTCAGGTATATTACTTGAATTTGCAATTAGATAATCTTGTAATCTTGTTGCATACCATTCTGCATTATCTTGTGCCTTTTGAGTTAAGTAATCTATCTCAGTTTTAGGTACTGCCTCAGATTGTTCTGATTTATGTTTTACTGCACCCTCTGATTTGAATGATGTACCACTAAAAGGAATATACTCAACACACGCATACCAAATTACACAAGGTTTTACATACTCTTCCATAAGAGTTTGGTAATAACCTGTAAAGGCAGTCTGAGACTCAATGTCATCTTGTAGTTTGTTGTATAAAACTGTACCTAATAAGTTTTCTAAATACTTAGTTTGTGCAGTCTTGATAAATGGTAATAATTTATCTGCATCAATTGCACCTTGTAAAGGTGTATTTTTGATTATATCGTTTCGTGAAATAAAAAGTCCAAATGCCATAATTATTCAAATATTGTATCGTTAGTAATTTCGTTAATGTCACCAACTTCTCTACTTGTATCTTCCATTTCTTCAGGATTCTCCATTTGTTCGTTGATTTCTTCTTCAACTTCTTCGATAGTAGAATCAGTTTCTTCTGCAGTTGTAGAAAGAATTGCAAGAGGTGTAAGTTGTTCAAAATATAACTCGGTATCTGATGTATATCCACCCCAAGTAAACGCATTAGAGAGTTCCTCAATGATTAATTGTTGGAAAGGTTGGATAGTCATTGTTTGTAAAATAGAATATGCAGTTTTCATTTCTTCACTCTGAGATGAGAAACCATTGTTTGCAGTTCTAATACCAAATAAAAGTGGTGATGTAATTCTATGTGCAACTAAGATTCTATCTTGTGCATACTCTGCCACATATTGATATTTGTCATGTAAGTTTTCAGTTGTAATTGTATCAATAGTTGGTTTTGCGGCAGGGTCATCATTGAATGACACCATAAATCTACCTGCATTCCTTGTACCTGTAAATTTACTTTCAATCATTGACTCGATTGTATCTCTTTCTTCAGGTGCAGGAACTCCATTGTTCATATTTACCATTACTAATGGCAGGAATCCGTTTTCAATATTATTGATATGAAGGTTTGATAGTTCTGCCTCTGAGAATGAGAATTGTAATGCAGATACCCAGTCTGGTAAGGAATAATAGAACCTCGAAGGAGTGTAGTCTTTAATATAAAGAATTTCTACATCTTCTTGTGATGTTCCAAATGCAGGTATTTTTCTTTTATCTCTTTGTGCCTTTACATCTAACCAATCATGACAATAGTAATAGTTTTGTACTGCTACCGAATCATATATCTTCTCTGCACGAAGATTTTGTACAGGCGTATGAAATAGTTTCTTAATTTTAGTATGGTCTCTATTCCACATTACTTGGAATGCAGCGTTACCATATAATTTTAGGTCAAATGTTACTTTTTTAACATCTCTTTGAGAAACAAGTGATTGTAATTCTTTATCAAACTCCTCATTTTTAGAATAAAGTCCTTTTCCATAAATAAGGTCTGCAACACCTTCAATACATGCTGCATTAGTTGTAGAAGTAGTGTATGCATCTGTAATGATTGGGAAATAATCATCTTGACCTAATATACCGATTGGCACCCATTGATATCTTGTTTTTACATCCTCGGTAATATCAGGAATATCTTGTCTTGTAAGATTTATAAATTTAATACTATCTTTCATTATGTCAATATTATATATTCATTTGCAGTTTGATTACTGATAAAACTGCCGGTTGTGTTTTGATTTACATACTCAGATTTATTGATAGATTGTGAAGCATAACATTGAATTGTTCCACTCCAAATAGTATTACAAGAATCGGTAATAGTTGCTCTAAACTCATCTCCAACCGATGCAGTAAATGATGCACTGAATTGTAAGATTTGTTGTTCTGAGTTCCATGTGTAGTCTAACGGAGATATAGAAGATGTTTGTAATGTTAACATATCTTCTAAGTTTAGTGATAAATCACTACTTCCCGTGTGTGATGTTCTTATCGTAAAAACATTATTACTACCTGAATAAAAACTTTGCATGTATTTAAGTTGTATTTAAGTTGTCTATAACATTATAACAACCTATCATCAATAAGTATTAGATGTCCACAAACTTAAAATTAGGGTAAAAAAAAAGGGTTCTCACAAAGAGAACCCTTTTACCGAGTTTTTATGTATGATAGATATTAGTTACCAGAACCAACAACAATAGTTGGTAACCCATCACCAGTAAATGCAGCGAATGGGTCTGCCTCAGTTGAGCCAGATAAGAAGGCAGCAGGAAGTTTTTCCTCGCCTGTTAATGTTACTGAATATCCAAATAAGTCACCTAAACCAGCACCAGTTTGAATAGTACCGGCAGTCACATCTGCACCGTTTTGTTCACCAACTAAAAGTGCTTCACCATTTTTAGTGTGGACTACGATTTGAGGTCTACCATAAGCCATAAGCTTAAGTTGAGTTGTCATTTCGTTAGTCAATCTCTTCAAGTTTAATACAGTTTCTTGCGAGAAGAAAGTTGTACCGTTTTCTCTTGATGAGTTTACAGTTTCAGTATAAGCAGAAGTGCCTTTAAGTTCGTACTTATATACAGTTGACCCAGAAGGAAGTCCAGTAACTTCCAAGTCTGCGTTTTTATCGAAAGATGCAGAAGTGTAGTTTAGAAAGTAAACGGCCTGAAGACCTCCAATACTGTCCTTACATACTTCGTTTCTTCCAGCAGATAAATTACAAGTAGCCATAGTATTTAATTTTATTTATTATTAATTGAACTTAAAACCGAAGTGAGGGAGGAGGTTAATCCTCCCATCTTCTTTATATAGTCACTTCCCTTACTTACGATGGGATGTGGATTGCGATATCTGAATTGATACCCGTTTGAGTACCACCAGTATATCTCATAATGACTCTATAATTTTGTGAGCCATCTAAATCAGCCATGTCTAGCACTTTTACTTCATTGTAGTCAGAAAGTAAGCCAGTTCCGAAGAATAGGTTAGACTTCTGAGCTGCAACCATGTAAGAAGCAGTCATACCTGGACAATGTACTAATGGAATACCATTGAAATCTAATGGTTTGTTTCCAACAGTTACTTGGTTGTTCCAGCCATTTGCATAGTTTTGACCGATTGCTCTTTGGTAAGCCTTAGCAACATTCGTAGGAATGTAGATTACTAAATCTTCCTTACCATATACTGTGTTAGGAATTGCATCTTCTAACGCATCTAATTTAGCAATTACGTTTGAAGTAGTGATTGAACCACTTTCAGCAGATTGGATTGCATCACCAGCACCACCTGTTGCTGCAGAAGCAGAGATGATTGGTAAGAAACCACCGAACTCACCATTTGTTGCAGAGTTACCTGCCCAAATTGATTGTTCAGTTGCCTCAGCAACTTTTCCACCAACGTAAGATACTAAGAAGTCATTGAACGAAGCAGGAATCTCATCAAATGCAGAGTATCCTAATTGTAATGCTTCCCATGAAGATACGAATTCAGATTTACATAATTCAAGGTTTACTTGAAGTTCTTTAGGCTCAAGTACTCTTTCTCCAAGAGATACAGAACCAGAGTTTGTGAAGTCACAAGAAGCATCATGGACAATCCCACTTACATCTAATTTTTGTACAATTGATTTGTACTTTACATTAGGCATAATTGTTACTGCTTCTTGGTCCAAAGTTTTTGCACTTAAAAGTGCAGCCGCGATGTATTTACCTGATGCCTCACCAGCATAAGTCTGAGAAACTGAAGGTAATACGAAGTTTTGTCTTTGTCTCATTTTTAGTTAAATTTATTTAATTATAAAGTTTTTTCAAGAATGCAGCCTGTGGGGATGCGGTTCTTCTTGCGTTTGTAATCGGCTTAGTTGATTTAGGAGCACCATTTAGAACAGATGACATTTCGATTTCTTCTTTTTCTTCGATGACTTCTTCCATGTCTTCTTTTTCTTCCTCGTGTTCTTTCATTTCTGCAATCTTCTTTTCTAATTCATCAATTCTGTAGGCCATTTCTTCTACTTTCTTTGATACCTCTTCCAAGTTGATTACATCAACATCAGCTTCTTCTTTTATCTCCTCAGAATCAGAAAGTTCAGTTTCAGGCAAAGCCTCTACTTCTTCAGTCTCTTCTTCTAATTCGATGTTTTCTCTTTCAGTAATTTTGCCATCCTCAACGAAGATTTTGAAACGAGTTTCTTCACCTTCAGTATCTCTTAATCTTAGTTCGTGTTCTCCATCAGGTGCAGGAGTCTTAGACCCATCTTCACCAACAACGAATACTTCCTCACCAACATCAAAAGTGGCTGACTCTAATACTGTACCATCTGCAAGTTCTGCAAATGCCAATTTGACTTCTCCCTCCATCGAAAGAAGAGTCATAATCTTGTTAAGTACTGATTTTGAGTTCATAGTTTTTTCGATTATTTAGTTATTTAACAATTTAGTTTTGATTTGTTTAATTTTAAGGTAAGTTGTTACTTCTACCACTAACAACCAATTGTGCAGAACTTGTAAATACATGGGTAGTATATCCATCTGCTTGAGTGATAGTTCCACCTGTTGCTTTTGGAAGTCCTTCATAAGTGACTGCGAATAGTCCACTACCACCATCGGTATTAGATGAACCACCATCACCACCTTGACCAGAATTTGCAAGTTTAGGAGTTGCAGCACCCGCACCTTGAGGTTTACCATCACCACCTGATGATAATTGAGTTTCATCAGATAAACCTGGTACTAAACCTTGTACAAAGGTGTGTTTGAATGCAATACCTTCACCACCACTTCCATCAAAAGGAGGGTTTCTATCAAATCCTTCTTGTCTAAGACCACCACCACCGGCACCACCACCAACAACAGCAATAGAGTTACCTCCAACTGAACCTGTTGTGTAGTCATTACCATTTAATGATGCAGTGATAAATCCTAATTCTGCTCTGAATGGAATAATACAAGGGTCAGTAAAACCACCACTTGCATTTCC